AGTTCATGGGCTTGATCTGCCTTGTTCTGGAAGTATTCAAGCAATTTGGGCAGGCCCGAGAGCAGCAAGCCCCCGAGGGTGGAAAGAAGCGACAGCATCTCAGGCTCCTAGAGCAAAGAAAAACAGAAGCACCCCAACCGCCCCCACGCCGATGGAGGCATAGAACAGGCTCAGGGTGACGGCCAGGATGGCCGCAGAGGACAGGACGATGGCCAGTTGCAGTGCCATGCCGGAGTAGGAGTAGTAGGAAGACTTGGCCTTGGCAGCATCGCGCTTGGCTTCAGCCGCACGGGCCTTTTCCATGATCTCGTCCATGTCGGCGCGTTGCTTCGTGGCCTTCTGCTCGTTGTTGGTGACCTCGTAGATGGTCGCCCGAACATTCTTGGCCTGATACCACGCCCACAGGTTGTTGGACTCTATGGTTCCGTTGAGAACCGCAGATGAGTTCCTTCCGGCAAAGTAATTTGTAACAGCAAGGAGTAGAGCAAGCAGGCTAATAGAAACCGCAGCAAGAGCCTTGACATGGGCCTCCCTCTCTGAACGGCTTGCACCCTCCGGCGGCTTCCTGAAACTCATTGCTGTGCCTTGTCGATTAAGTAGTAACCCACCGCGATCAGGGCGGTTGCCACGAAGGCAATCGCTGCGCCGTACTTGGCGTTGAGCATGAACTCCTGCTGCCGCAGGCGGTGCTCTCGGTCTTTCTTCTCGCGCTCCTTCTTGAGTCGGATGCGCTCCATGATCATCTCGTTGTACACGTTCTCACCGTAGTGAGCGATGATCAACAACTTCAGTTCGTACTCCTGCTTGACCAACGCCTGCTTGTGCATCGTGATCTGCAAGGCTTCCTGCTCGATACTGCCGTCGTGCAACAGGCGCTTAAAGACAGAGGGCTTCTTGTTGGCCTTCTCGTTGGCTAGGCGGTTGAAGTCCCCGAAAGCGCCGTACCACTTACCAATCTGACCGGCAACGTCCTGAATCTCGCGGCCTGTGGCGACGAGTTTCTTAACGGCCCCAAATGCAGCATTCGCCGCTGATACTGCCGCGAGAATGCCGGTTATCGGTTCCATACACTACTTGTTCCCCTTGGCGATGCGCTCGCGTTCCTCAAGCAGCCTGACCTTGACTTGCAACTCGTTGATGTGCGCCATCAGTTGCTCTTTCAGGATCGCCCTGCGTTCTGCGCTGATTGGGCTGTCGGTGGGCACGCCTTCCTTGGTGATGAGCGCGGGCATCTGCCCCTCAATCTTGGTCAGACGCTCGGAGAAGGATGCCACTTGACCGAGTAGCCACGCCAGTGCGGCCACCACGATGGGAATGACTGCTTTGAGAACATCTGACCATGCCATGTCACAACCCTAGAAGTTTCTTCACCACTTCTGCCATTGCGCCAGGGCCGAGCAGGACCGCGCCTAGCGTGATGTACAGCCAGATTTCGATGCGGCTCATACGCCTGCTGCCGTCGTCAAGACGCTTCTCAATAGCCTCGTACCGTTGGGCGCAGACTGCTTCATGCACCGCCACGCGGACTTCAACTGACTCTTCCACAATCAAACTCCTGTTAGCTATGCATGCCCGACCTACGGAGTGACGTAAGTAAGCGTCACGCTCCCGCTTATGGTGCCGAAAACTGATGTGTAGGTTGAGGGAACAATCACGCTGTAAGCTGTGCCTGGAACAACAGCTTGGCTTGCCAAAACTATTGTTGTCGGAGAACCGCTCGGGGCTATACCGCCTGCCGCAGATGAGCCAAACATGATTGTTGCCCCACCGTCTTGTGCGTCGCGGTACACCTCGATACCGTTACTGGAGTTATAAGCGAAGAAGGTTTTGAAAGAGGTGTTTATCTGCGCAGGATAAAAAGTGGTTCCTGCAAACGTACCGCGAATCGTGTACGTAGGGCCATAAAACGTCACATTGTCCGCTATAAGCGTTGTGTCGCCGTTACTGAGCAGCCACGATGTTTGACCTACAGCACCTGATATTGTGCGTACCCCGGGGGCACCCACATCAAATACGGGAGTGGCGTTAGCCACCCAAGCGGCGATACCGTTATCAACACTGGCCTGTGTAGGCGGTGTTGAACTTGTGTACTCTCCACGAGGGCCAATAAGCGGATAATCCCAATAGGCCGGGATTACGGGTTGCCCAATAAGCACTGCGCGAACATTCGTAACGCCTGCCGGGGCTGTCCACGAACTCGTTGTGAAAAACGATACGGTGGTTGCGGTGCCACCAGACAAAAAGCCCAAGGCTTTTGCCGACGCCACGCCGCGAGTGCTTATTACTGGCATATCAAGCAAACCTCGTTTGAGACGCAAGTACGGTGAACGTGGCCGAAGCTGTCTTGATTATTGTGTATGAGTACACATCAATGCCGTTTGCGTTACCTGAAATTGGCGTGTTGCCGTTCTGCCACTTAGGTGTTACCGAGACGCCGTCCACTTGTATGACGTTGTTGTAGTATGCGGTGCTGCCTTGAGTGACAAGAAACGCGGCGGTTACAGACTCGCCAACAGCCAGTGCGGTATTTAGGCTTGTGCCGCTTGATGCTCGGAAGTTGACCGTCCAGTTTCCAGATGCGTTCGTCGTGTAGTAGACGACGGACTGTGTCGTCAAGTCGTAGTTAATCGTTCCTGTTGCGGCAGTGGCACTGACAGTAACGGCCTCAATAGCGTTGAGCAACTTGGTGCCAAGCGTACTGGTGCTGCCGGTAAAGGTCTGCTTAGCCGTAAAGTTTGTGGCTGTGCCAGGAGCGACATAGTCCGTACCCGCAGTGGCGGCGCTAAGCGCTGTGCCATTACCTTTGACAAGCCCGTTGACCGTGGTGGACAGCGTAAGCGTGGGAGTTGATCCGCCGCTGCTTGTACCGGCAAGCCCGTTGGACGATGCCACTGCGACCGAAGAAATCCCGATGCTTGAAGACAGCTTTACAAAATCGCTGCCGTTCCAAGCAACGATTGCATTCTCACTGACACCAACAGTGACGCCCGTGGTCGGGCCTGCGCCACGAATCTTGACCGTGTACGTGCCGGAGGTGTTGATCACCACATAGGTTTTACTCGCCGCCGGGGCGGTAACGGTGATGTTGGCTACATGCCCCGACGCGATGATGATGGCGTACTGAGAAGACGTGGAGCCTAGCGATGTGCCCGTAGTCTTGGTCAGCGTGGTGTCGGCGTTGACTGTCAGCGCACCGGCCACCGAAGCGTCGAGGTACGACGTGATGTAGTTGTTGACGGTGTCACCCCAGGTGCCCGACAGTTCGCCCGTGACTGGCAGCGCCAGACCGAGCAGGGAGGTGTACGCGGTGGTCATTCAAGTCTCCTTACGCCAACAAGTCCCACTGTTGGGCGTCTTCATTCCAGACATAACGCTTGAGCGCTTCAGGCGTCCCAATGTCCGTGGGGAACGGAACGGGCGCATACCACTGACAAGTATCCTCGTTCAGCAGCCAAGAAGCAAACGGCTTGGGCGGGATGAACGCATCGCGGGTGCTGTCGTAGGTGAAACCCTGACCCGCGTAGTTCTTGCGCTTGTTGCCGTTGTATGACGTTTGCACCCAGGTGCCGCCAAACAGATTGCGGCAGAACTCTGCGCCCTTGGCTTCCTGCTCAACACCGTGCTCATCAAGAAGTTCGTTGTTGTGCACGACGATGACGCGAAGCACCGTGTTGTTCAGACCGATCTCAGCAAAGTGGGCCACGCATTTCTCCTCAGATGGTAATGCTGCCGCTATTGCTGCCCACCGTAATAGTGTCAGCAGAACTTCCGGCAAAGATAATATCTCCGCCAAGGTTGACCTCAACCACAGGTAGCACTTCTTCCACGGGCGCGGCCATCCACTTCTGCTCTGACTGGCTCCAGTTGTAGACCATGCCGGGTTCGTTCGGGCACACAGGCCGCACCACCCATCCGGGCGGGAACCACCACACCACCTCCTGACCTTCGCCGGGAGTCGGGGCTACCTCGACTTCGATCCACCCTTCGGTGCCGTCAGTCTCAGTCTTGGGGATAGAGCCGTTCTTGGAGTAAAGCATGGTCATCCTCAGAGAAGCGGGAATGCCGTGGTCGGCGGCGTGAAGTTGGCGGTGTACCGGGCATAGCCCTTGGTGATGCGGAGGTCGTCGATGTATCCGTTGAGCGAGAACGCCGCATTCGATGCGCCGCCGATGGATAGGGGGTCTGTAGTCACAGCGGGCGACCCCGTATAACTGCCAGACCCAACATTAGTCCCGTTTGAGTAAATGGTTACTGTGTTTCCGTTACGGACAACAGCAACATGAACCCAACTCCCAACGGTGTATGCTGATCCAGAAGAGTTAACTACGAGCGAAAAACCAGCCCCGTTGTCGCTTAAATACACATTTATTTGACCACCGGATAACTGAACAACGTACGGGTTAAATGTGCTGCTTGAGCCTTTTGATACAACATCCGCTCGACTGGTGTTGTTTGCGTATACCCAAAACTCAATCGTCCAATTACCCGTGCCAAAGTTCATCCAGGGCGCGTTTGCTGTTACACACACATCACCCGTGCCATCAAACAACATCGACGCCCCACCGAACTTGCTCTGCGCGGTGCTGATTTGCGTAGCGCCAACCGTTTCAAGGTTGTTCATCATCGCGTTGTCGATGATGCCTGCGTTGGTGAAGTTCAGCAGGAGGCTAGTGTTGGTAATTGCTGTGACAGGCGAAGAAGGGGGTGTGAAACTACTTGTATAGACAGCAGAACCTTGAACAACGCGCAAATTACTAAGGTAGCCAGTAAGCAATGCCGCGCCGGTACCAAGGTAAGTTACAGCGCTTGTTGTTGATATCGCTCCAGACACAGTTATTGTGGAACTGGACACTACGCCGTTCAAAAATAGACGAACTGTAGTTCCTGAGCGCGTCAACGCAACATGATTCCATTGTCCCGCCACGGCTGTACTTTGATGGGTCAAGGTTGTGGATGTCGCCCCATCTGTTGAAACATCGGCACGCAACGCAGAACTAAAAGAAACTTGTATGCTTACAAGTGGGTATGCATCACCGCTTCTGTACAAATAAAACGGTGTGCTAATAGCGGTTGAATAAACCCAAAATTCAATATCAAAGTCTCCATTGAAAGATGGCAGACTGCTAGTGGTCAGCGAATCCCCACTCCCATCAAAGTAACCACTCCCGCCATCAGTGCCTGCGGCATAGGGCGCAGTCGGAGAGAACGGGCTGAAGCGTTGGATGCTCACATCGCCGTTGCGCGTGATGGTTAGTGCGTTGGTGCTATTGTCGATAAAGCGATTGCTTTGGCAGGTCAGCAGCGAGGTATTAGTGACAGCGGTGAGCGGTGAAGTTGGTACGGTGAAGTTGGCAGTATAAAGAGCGGTGCCTTTAACAAACCGAAGATTGGAGATATAGCCGTTGAGTCTGGTTGTAGAAGCGGGGGATTCGCTGTTTGCTCCAATTGTCAATGCCGCCGAATTTGTCACTAACGCTCCGCTAAGCGTTCCGGTGGAACCGACCGAAGTTCCGTTCAAGAACATATATACGGTGTTGCTAGAACGAGTTACAGCAACATGATACCAAGTTCCAGTTGCCAAAGCTGTAGTAGAAAGCGGGCCAACTTCCCAGTTACTACCAGAAGTTGACATATATAAGTTTAACACCCCGCCTGCAGACAAAAACATATTGAACGGAGCGTAAATCGATTCGTCTGCTCGTTTACTCAATAAACCGACTGCCGAGCCAGACGGTATACGATTGACATAAAACCAATACTCAATCGTAAAGTTTCCAGAACCAAACTCAAATGCCGAATTAGTAGGCGAAGATAGCCAATCTCCGGTTCCGTCAAAATAATTACCCCAGTTGCTCCCATACGGCGCAAAGGTGCCCTGGCTCGTGTTGCCGTTGCGGGTGATGGTGAAGTTGTTGGTGCTGCTGTCGAGGAACGTGTTGTTCTGCGCCCCGTTGGTGCCGTCTCCTGGGAGCAGCATCGTGACGTACTCAAAGTATGGATCGGGAAGAATCAGCGGTGGCCAGTTATCGCCTTGCTCTGCACGCTTCTGTTTCTTCAGCGTCCAGATGCCTGACGCAGAGGATTGGGACGGGAACTGAGCCATGCGTTACTCCGGCTGCGTAGGCCACTGCACGTTCCAAGGGAACCCCGGCTGTGAAGGCACATCCCGAAGTGCTTGACGGTACGTTGCCCATACCGCCTTATCCGCAGGGGAGTCAGCAAGCTGAGTCCAGTCAGTCGCGGCCAACTTAGCGTCGCGCTGCTTACGGACCTTTGTCGCCATCTCATCCGCAGGAATCTGCGCGACAACCCAGTTCATACGCCACTGGCCGTCTTGCTGCACGGGAGCACCCTCATACAGCCGCTCAGTATCCCGATTGAAACTCGGTGGGTCAACCCACTCGACGGGCGCGTAGTCCGCCATGCCTGCCGGATCAACCTCGATATCCCCGATATGGCGAGGGTACTCAAGCGTGGAGAGTTTGATGTATGCGCTCATAGGGATGCTGTTGTTGAGGTGAGAGTGGAGTCTGACGACGTAAACGACGTCGCGGTGTCTGTCAGCGAAGACGCTGATGAAGTCAGACCCGACGCTGTGGCAGTGAATGAGCCCGCAGCATCTGTCAATGAACTGGCGGCGTAAGTGCTTGAGAACGAGCCAACCGCATACGAGCCCGTCTTGCCACCGTTCGACGGAAGTTTCCAAATCACTGCAGAGTTATTTGCTGCGGCGGTGCCACCAATGTTGGCCTGCGCGATTAAATGTAAAACGCCTGCGGAATCAATTGCCAAATTGTTATATGAAGCACTGCTGACACGCAAGTTGCTAAAGCTCCGCTGCCATTGAATGACGCCGCTATCGTTGTACTTTGCAAGCACCTGAATGCCAGGCGTCGAATAATCAAAGCCCGTTACGTACACGTTACCCGCTGAATCCACGGTGGCTCCAAGCGCAGTCTTTGTGGTGCCCGTGGTCAGAGTTCGCGACCATTGGAGCGTGCCGCTGGAATTGAATTTCGCCAGAATAAAGCAGGCAAAAGGGTTATATCCTTCGCCAAAAACATAGACGTTCTCTGACGAATCTATAGCAACAGAACGCCCCCATTCCGTCGTAGAGTCCATGCTCCTCTGCCACTGAATGGTGCCGAAGGTATCGTATTTTGCGACTTGGACATCAAACGTCCCGGACTGAATGCTGTACCCGACCGTGTACACGTTTCCGGCAGAAGAAACCTTTACACTATATGCGATAGCATCATTTCCGCTCGTGGTGGAAAGCGTTCTTTGCCACTGAATATTGCCGTTGGCGTCATACTTGGCTATCAGTTGCAAATACTTGGAGCCGTTATATGTGACACCGGTAATGTAGACGTTGTTTGAAGAGTCGGTAGATATGCCGTAAGCGTAGTCGTATCCCGCGTAGGCCGAAGCAAGTTGCCGTTGCCACAACACCGTGCCGCTCGGGTTGTACTTTACGAGGCCGCCGCTTCCGCTGGAATAATAGAATGAGACATAAATGTTCGACGCCGAATCAACAGCGACGGCGTATCCTGTTGCGTAGTATTCCAACTGCTTTTGCCACTGCAGAACGCCAGTCAAGTTAAACTTTTGTACGTACAACGCGGTACTTGGGTTACCTCCCGCTGTGTAGACATTCCCGGAAGAGTCAACAGCAATACCTCTGCCGTAGAGGCCGATGGGGACGCCGGTCAGGGTGCTTACCCAATACGAAGTCGAGTCGGGCCAATTCCCGCCCGCCTGCGCTCGGTACTGATCCATCAGACTCCAAACGTCTGATGCCGATGTGGTGCTTGGGAATTGGGCCATGATCAGAACGTGATTGAGCCAGAGGCTGTGAACGTATAGATGGTGCGACCGCCGGAAGATGTAACGCTAGGAGAACCGGTCGTTGCAGATGCCGCTTGAGAAGCGCTGATGATCACGACACCGGAGCCGCCAGACCCACCTGTACCGCCCGTATGAGACTGCGACGCTCCTCCGCCACCGCCAGTATTTGCTGTGCCAGAAGTACCATTCGTGCCCCCCGCAGCGCCGCCACCGCCACTGCCGCCGCTGCCGCCGGTTATGGTGTATGCCGAGCCGCCACCGCCACCGGCATAAGTGACGCTTGACCCTGTAATGGATGAGGCTGAACCACTGCCACCATTACCACCGGCTGAACTGGTACCGCTGCCGCCGACTGCCCCTGCACCACCGCCGCCACCGCAACCGTAGTAGGGGCCGGCGGATTGTGTAGAACCGCCCGCGCTGCCTTGTCCGCTTACTGCGGAGCCGCCCGAGTAAAAACTGCCATAACTATTATTGCCCGCACCGCCGCCAGAACCGCCCGATTTTCCCGGAGCAACAGACTCACTGCCGTAAGTGCCCGCACCGCCGCCGCCAGTAGTGGACGCTATAGCGCCAAACGCAGAATTGTTCCCGTTAGCACCTTGCGTGGCGTATGAGGAGTTACCTGTACCGCCTGCACCAACAGTTATGGTGTAGGTGGTTCCCGGGGTTAAAGACTGATTACTACCACTTAGCAGTCCCCCCGCGCCCCCACCACCCGAGTGATAATTACCAGGGCCACCCGCGCCACCGCCCGCGACAACAAGGTAGTTGACGAGCACGGCCACTCCGGGCCAGTTATCCCCCATGCGCGCATCCCGCACATCCATGAGGTTCCACCGCCCGTAGGCGCTGGTGGTGGAGGGAAAGTCAGGCATTACGAGATGTCTTCGTAGGAGCAGACGGCTTCAATGGTCGTATTGGCGTTAGCCGTCAAACGAAGCGAGTCGTTCTCTTCCAGATACACAGGCTGACTCAGCACATCAAGCGTGGCGTTGGTCGGCACCGTGATTTGATATGCGATATCAAACGCTGTCGTACCGTTCTTGAAGACATCTACTGTCACCCAACCATTGCTTGCCGCTACGTTAGAGCAATACAGGGCGTTGATCTTCAATACTTTATTGGAACTCGCTGCGTTACTGACAATTGCAGAAGCAGACGTGGTGACCGCCAACCCAGAAGTTTTACCTGTGATGGTGGTGGCGTTGATGATATTTGGCGCAGCCATTAATTTCTCCGATCATCCAAAAACGAGCGCCATGCCGGTGACACGGGCCTTGGTTGCGGACGGTGCCGCCGGATAGGTGACAAACACGTCCTTAGCACCTGCACTGAAGTTGACCAGAGAGCCGCTGTTTGACGAAGACAGCACTGTATCCCGGGACAGCGTGGTGCCCGATGAGGTGTAGGTTCCGATGCCAACCTCCCACTCGTTGCCTGTCTGCCCCGCAATCGTGTAGTACGTGTTGTTGCCGTTACCGATAGCACTAAACGACTGGAAGCCCGTGGCTGCACCGGCAAGCGTTACTGTGCCTGTACCTGTGGTGGTTGTGGTTTCCTTAACCCGATCTGCGACTACAAATGGCATGGTTGCTCCTTATGTTTCCGTGGTAATCAGTTCCCAATCAGAAACTTCGGCTGTGTCTATATTCTGCCAATCGGCGATTTCGCTGTCATCAATCAGACTCCAATAACGCAGCCCCATCGTTCCGACTTGGCCTGTTGCGCCAACACCCGTAAGTGCTACGGTGCGTGCGCCTATCACGTTTCCAACAGTGCCGGTTGCCTCATTGCCGGTAATTTGAAGCTGGAAGACAACGGTTCCAACCTCGCCCGATGCGCCAACACCAGTAAGCGCAACCGTACGAGAACCACTGACACTCCCAACTTGGCCGTGGGCAACAACACCATCTTCGCCTTCGGACGTGATTGCCGCAACAGTACCAACCCCGCCAGAAGCCGAGACTCCGGTGAGTGCAACCGTGCGCGAAGAGGCGGATACGGAACCAACTGCGCCATCTGCCTGTACGCCAGTTGGGAAAACAGGGGTGGCAAACTGAACATTTCCCACCGCCCCCGACGCCGATACGCCCGTTAAGGCAACGACATGGGAAGACGCAACAGCACCAAGGTAGCCATCTGCATGAACTTCTTGGATTTCTGGGTTGGGGAATGGGTCCACTCCACCAACAAACCCCTCTGCAGAAACAGAGGTAAGCGCAATCAGCGGTGTAGCAACTGCTGTCCCAACCTCACCGGAGGCAGAAACCCCCGTGATGGCAACTACATTGTCTTGGGCGACGCTGCCAACTTCACCAGACGCAGACACCCCGGTGAGTGCAACCGAGATGGACTGTGTTACAGATCCAACGGCACCATAGGCAACAACGCCGTCTTCGGTTGGGCTGTTGATCTCGGCAACCGTGCCTACTCCGCCGGAGGCCGAAACCCCGGTAAGAGCAACCGTGACATTGCCCCCCGCAAGCGAGGAGAACGGCGCTTCGGAGAAGGCGGATATACCGAACATGGCTACTCAGGCGGACTTGCCGCCTGCCTCTTTAGGTGGTAGCCAAGCGGATAAGCGCAGTCGTCGTCGTGTTGGCGGGCATCGTCAGGGTGAACGTACCGGCGGTCACCGTCTGGGAACCGAACGTGTGCACGCTCACAGCCTTGTTGCCTTGCGTCGAGTTATAGATCAGCACTGCATCAAACGCCGTAGACAGTGTGACGTTGGTGTAGGTGATCGAAGCAGACGGCGTCCAGTACGCAACGCCCGCCGTAGAAGACGTGTTGCTCGATGCAGGGCCAGTGGCGTTGGTGATGGTCACACCGCCAGGGGTGTAGTTCGTGCCAGTCACCTCGCCCGTAGACGAGTACACCGTCGTAGAAGCGTTGACCGTGGCCGAAGCCAGATACAGCGCGGCCTTGAACGTATCCGTCGTAGGGTTGGTAAGACTGCTACGAGAGGTCAGGGTCGTGGAACCAAATTGATGTCCGCCGACAAGCAACTCGCCCATGAACGAGGTGCACATGCTTTGTGTATTTGCCATGATGTTTCCTTACACAATGGATGCTGCTTCAGCGAACAGCGGGGGAGATTGCTTCAAACGAACATGAACCGAACGGTGGACAAGTTCGCCCTCGTGCCAGTATTCAACCCAAGTCGTATGTTCGATGTCATTATCGACGGAGCCTTCTTTTTTCTCAAGAAGAGCATCGTCCATTACGCCTTTGGTGGTGTTAACGAGAGCCATTATGCGATCCTTATGATTGCGTTGGTGTTGTCCGCAGTGGGAAACTGAACTTGGAAAGACGTGGTGCAAGTCTTATCCCCGCCAAAGTCGAGAACGCACACAGTAGGGTTGCCGCTGCCTACCTTGTAGATCAGCGCCCCACGGCATGTAAACGCTGCCGGGTTCCAAGTCACATTACTGAACGATAGATACGCCACCGTGTTCTGCGGATTGCTGCCCGTAGTGGGGGCAACGCTGACTGTGAGCGTCTCTCCGCCTGCGGTATAGCCCGTGCCGCTTGTCTCACCCGTGGTCGTATACGCAGCCGTGTTGGCGCCAATAGATGCGCCCCCGGTGTAAAGCGCCATCTTGAACGTGTCAGTGCTGAAGTTGAACTGGCCAGAAGCCAAGCCCACCTTGAACTGATTGGTCGCGCCTTGCTCGATGGGCATTACTTGACCCCGTTATTCTGCGGCAGCGGAGCCAGACGCGATTGGCCACTGCGGTATGCATCGCTGCGCTCCAGACCATCACCCAGGCGCTTGGCAAGGGCCAGTGCTTCCTTGTACTTGCCGTCGTACAACGCGATCATGTCCTGCTCACCCTTCATGTAGGTGTAGGCTTCAACAAGCGAGCCGTACAGCAGCACAGAGTCAAAATTGTCCCCAAGCCAGGACGTGTTTGCCGTCGTGATTGACTCCGGGTAATAGTAGTAGTGCAACTCGACGTTGTAACTGGCGTCAGGCGTTGGGCCAAGAATGAACGACAACTCGGTCGTGATGGTGCTGCCATTCACCGTAGGGCCGAACAGCGCGTAGTAACGCGGCAAGCCAGTATCTTGCGGGGACGGATACGACTGGCGGATGAAGTTCACGTCCTTGTTCAACAGGTACTCGTACGTGCCGGTATCAATGTCACCGCCCGTAACGTCTGTGATGACTGCCATCGAGTACACAGCCAAAAAGTCCGTGGGACACGACAAGTACTTGTTGTTGATGCTCACAACGCCCTTGACGTTTTTACGCAAGGACGGGAACTGAACCGTGTTGTAGATGCGCTGCTCAGCTTGTTGAACGAAAACGGGTATCTGAGCAACGAAATCGCTGCTCACGTTCTCGGTGTACGCCTGGATGGCGTTGCTGAGTTGCGTGTAGTTCACGCCATCGGTCCCCTGGCCATCGTGCCCTTGGTAGCGCAGCCGGTCCCACGGGTCTTGATACCCGAAGTCTTAGTCGGCTTGTATTCGTTGGCGTGCATGTTGGCCACGGACACGTCCATGCGCAGCGCCTTCTTGATGTCGTCAGCGCCAACAACCGGTGTGGCCACCGGCTTGGGAGTCTTGTAGGTTGCCATGTCAGCCTCCGCGATTTGACTTCTTGTAGGTGTAACCGGGCGACTTCTGATTGGCGACCTTGGCCAGATTACGGCCCATCTTCAGCATGTCGCTGTTGGTCTTGCCACCCGCCCGCATTTTCTTCACGTCGGCATCAGGGTGCGCACCAGCGCCCTTGGCCATGTGCTTCTTCAGCATTTCTTTAACGCCTGCCATTTTTCGCTCCTATGCCGTCACAACCGTGACTGTACCAATTTGAACCGTCAACACCAAGTAGTTTGGCGTCAACCCAGCATCGGGGCCACGCGACCCACCAACCGGATTCCAACCCCACTGAAAGTCTCGACTGCCTTCACTCGGGAAACCCACTGCGTCCTGCGTGGTTGCCGTCGTGTCTACGACTTGTAGCCCCGTGTTGCCCGACTGCACATAACTCAGATCAGGGCGCGGGTTGCGCAAGCCTTGCGGGTCATCAACCGGATACATGCCCAACTGCAACTGCGGTTGGTCGGGGTCCCAGCAGACCGGGCAGACCAAGAGGTTGTAAGTCTTGGTCTTGATAACTTCCTTGCGCAGTTGCGTGAGCTTGAACCGAAAGTCGCAGCGGTCACACTGCGCAATCGCATTCTTGCCTGACGCAAACCGGTTGCCCATTTAGGTGCCGCTCCCGA